AGGCCGTAGGAAGGCATGGGGTCGTTACCGCTGAGGCCACGCCAGGAAGAGATACCCACTTCAGGGTAACGGATGGCATTGAGATTAGATCGGGGTACTGCACCCCAGCCTTATTAAACCCAAATGAAGACCCAATTGTGTTGGAGAATCCTTATATCGTAATTTGTGATAGAGAGATGACTCATATGCAAGACTTTATGCATATCTTGTCAAAAGTTCATGAACAAAACAGGTCTATTTTAATTATTGCAAAAAGCATTAAGCAGGAGGCTCTTCAGACTCTAGTTGTGAATAGAAGATCTGGAAGGCTAAATGCAGTGGCAGTAGAATATCCAGTCTTTGGAAAATACAACGATCATTGGCTAGATGACCTATCAATTCTTGTTGGTACCTCCGTATTTTCAGAGGATAGAGGCAATCCTCTCTCTGGTTCAACCATAGAATCTTTAGGTACTGCTTCAAAAGTAAATATCACCAGATATAGCACGGCCATAATAAATGGAGCAAAAAATTCTGCTGCAATAAAAGAAAAGGAGTTAATCTATCTGACCACACTGGATACTGCTATTGCCGATGGTGACAGAAAAGATATTAAATCTAGACTATCTTTTCTTCAGAGCAAGGCAGCCGTAGTTTGTGTTGGCTATTCTACAGAAGCAGAGTTAAGAGAAAAGGGAGATAGAGTTGAAGACGCTGTTTGCGCAACAAAAGCAGCAATAGAAAGCGGAATACTTCCTGGAGGAGGAACTGCACTTCTTAGGGCATCCAAGAAAATAGATATATCTTCTATTCCAGAAAGATTTCGACCAGCAGCCCAGGTTCTAAAATCCTCCTGTGAAAAGCCATTTAGGCAGATTTTAGAAAATGGTTACCTTTCTTCTGATGAAATTTTGGCAAAAATAGAAGGAGCAGAAAATCCTTGGGTGGGGTATAATTTAGTAACAGGAGAGGTTGGAGATCTCCTAGATCTTGGAGTAGTTGATCCAAAGAAGGTAACGGAAACTGCAATTAAAAATGCAGTTAGTGCAGCCCTTCTATTGATGAACACAGAAGCCGTAATGGCAGAAAATCCAGAGAAGCCATCTGGATGGCAGCCGCCAGCAGGTTGGCGACCACCATCTGATACAAACCTTAACCACAAGTACTAAACTGGAGAAAATATGAGCAGTAAAAAGCCAACTGAAGGAGAGAAAGATATCCTATCTCTTTTTGGAGAGGATACCCTTTATCTTGACGGTGATATTGAAACCGTAGGAACCTACGAAGTAATTAAAACAGGAAGTCCCTCCCTAGACTATGCTCTTGGGATTGGTGGTATGCCAAGAGGTAGAATTATTCAGCTTGCAGGAAAGGAAAGCTCTGGAAAGACACTCCTGTCACTGCTCTGTATGAAATCTTGGCTTGATGAAAATCCAAGTAATACCGTCATGTTCATTGATGCTGAGTATACATATGATGCAAGTTGGGCGAGACAGCTGGGTGTTGATACCAAGCGAGTTATTGTTGCCAAAACTAATGATGCAAAAAAGATATTTGAAGGTTTGCTTGGAAAAACGACGGTAAATAAGACCACTGGAAAATCCTCAAAGAGTGTCAAGGGTGTCCTTGATCTTGTCAGGGAGGGTGAGGATCCTAAGTTTAAAAACCTTGGACTAATTGTTTTAGACTCTGTTGCGGCAATGAATACTCCAATGGAGGTTGATGCAGCGATTGGTAAGCAGAATATGGCTCCAATGCCAAGATTCCTCTCTACAGAGCTTAAAAAGCTAACTCCAGCAGTTGCAGAAGCTAATATTGCTATGATTTTTATTAATCAGGTTCGTGTCAATCCAGGTGTAATGTATGGTAATCCAGAAGACTCACCAGGAGGTAAAGCACTCAAGCACGCTTGTAGTGTCATGATTAACATGGCCCCAATCAACTCTGCTGACAGTAGGATTGAAGATGATAACGAGGTTGTTGTAGGTCACAAGGTTAGAGCCAAGATTCAAAAGAATAAAGTTGGAGCACCTTTCCGTGAGGCTATTTATACAATCAAATACACCGAAGGACTTATTAACAGAGAAGAAGAGCTTCTTGATCTGGCTGTGCTTTGTGGTGTAATTAATAGACCAAACAATAGGACCTACGAGCTTGGTGAGGATAAATTTACAAGTCGTCAACTTATGGTGGACTACCTAAAAGATGAGGCATGTTTTGGTGGAGTAGAGGATCTCTGTCGTCAAAAGTATCTTAGCGGTCAGGTTCAGGGCTCGCTAAGCTCAGATGATGAAAATATGGCAGAGGACGAAGGAACAATCTTTGATGTTATGGAGTAAAAATGTTGGTAAGCTGTAATCCAAGGTGTAAGAAGTCAGATGGGAGAACTGATGGTTCTCTTGATGTAGAAAGAAACGAGGTTGTATGCAAGATTTGTGGTGATGATATATCGGGTATATCATCTTTTACAAAACAGAGCATGAAACAAAATAAAGATGTTGTTTCTCCAGCCAAAAAAGCTTTTATGTTTGATTGTAAAAATTGCCACAAGAAAGTCGAAACTGTAGTTGTTAATGGTGTGGCATATGGTAAAAACTGTCAAACTAAAAATTGCACTATCTTAATTAGCGAAATTATGGCAAATGCAATGGAAAAAATTTCTCCCACCCTAAGTAAACTAGAGGAAGAAAATGAAAGAAGTCCAGGAGCTGACAAAGTTAATTGAGATTTGTCATGATAATCTCAAAAAAACCAAGCTAGGAAAGGACTACATCTTTGGAGAGAGAAATCTCTCCATTGATGCTTTTCAGCAGTATAAGATTGGTTTTTTTCCAAGAAATATTAAAAAACTGACACAGTATGTCTCTGATGATTTTCTTAAATCAGCTGGACTTATGGACTATGATGGCAGTAGTCAATTTTCAAACTATTACTCAATTACATTTCCAATTTATGATGAATACGGTCTACCAGTAGCTCTTGCGGGAAGGTGCATGCTTTCTAATGAGGAGAGGGAAATAGTTGGAATTCCAAAATATAAAAATTCTAAGTTTAAAAAAACAAATTACTTATTTGGTTTAAATCTTTCTAGAAAAGAAATTCTACTAAAGCAGAATGCATACATTGTCGAAGGCTATTTTGATCAAATAAGCATGTATGATGCTGGAATAAAAAACACTATAGCAGTATGCGGTACTGGATTTTCTAAAAATCACTTTATAAAACTTTCAAGATATACTGATAAGATGTCAATTCTTTTAGACGGAGATGAGCCTGGTCAAAAGTCAGCAGAGTCTATTTACAATAAATATATCAATAAAGGAATAAAACTTAGATTTTTAAAACTTCCATTAGATTATAAAGATGCGGGAGAGTACTTTTTAGATGGTCAAAAAACAATTGATGACTTTCATAATGAAATACAACACGTAAATCCAGTGGAGTGGTAATGAAATTAAAGAGTAAGAATTATCAGTATAAAATAGTTGAGGTTGCTTTTGATCAAGCAAAACTCAATAATTTTTCGGAAGATAAAGGGATGTCAGGCATTCTTACTGATAATGCTTATTCTGAAGAGCTTCTTGATTTAAGAGAAAGGCTTCTAGAAGAAGTTTATTCTGTTGTAAATAGCGAAGCATTAACTGATCATCAAAAAAAAGTTTTATTCATGATATTAATGGGAAAGACTCAAAATGAAATAGCTGAACACCTTGGAATTACGCAGTCTGCAGTTCACAAGGCACTTCGTGGCAATCTTGATTATCGCAATGATAAAAAAAGATATGGCGGAATTTTTAAAAAATTAAAAAAAATCTGTAAAAATAATACAAAAATACAAGAAATTTTATTAGAAATTGAAGGGCTAAAAAAGAAGATAGATTAAACTATTAATTATTTAATTTATAATATATTTTGACTTTTCTTCTTTCTATTAATAAACCAACTTATCTTCATGAGGTTTACCTATGTCTAGTTATTTAGACGATGTTCTAATAAAATTTACCAAAAAGCAATCTAAAGATCTTGGAATCAAGGATCAAATAGAGATTAATGATTCTATTTCTTTTAAAAAAGTTGCCTTTGATATGTTTAAAGTTGAACAAGATCCTTACGATGGTCTTTGGGCATTGCAAGAGATCGATGGTAAACCACACTTAGTTAGAGCATCTAACCCTCAAGTTGATATAAAAAAGGCTGGAGATTGGGAAGTCATTTCTGATCACGACAAAAGAAATGTTACACTGTCCTATAAGAATATTCCCATAACAAGATTTTCTTCGGATGAATATGGATTTTCACTTAATGATATTTCTATATTTAAATCAGCTCTTATAGAGAAAACTTCCTCTGATGAATCTTTTGTCAAAGAGTTGTTAGTTGAACAACCTCAAAACAAAAGAGAAGCGCTAATTTCCACTTTTCCAGAACTGAAAAAATTTATTTAGGTGAAATGATGTCATTAAAACTTTTAAAAAAACAAGCAGAGTCAGCCATAAGAACCCTTGAAGTAGGCAGAGAGTATCCAAGTAACTATGTTTTAAATAGACTTGACTCTGCATGGGAATCTAATCAAAAAGACCAGGTTATTGGAAACATGAGAAGTGTTATTTCCAAGGTGGCATCAAAACAGACTTACATTACCCAAAAAGAAATCACAAGTCTTTATGATAGATTTAGCAACATATCTGGTGGAGCAACTGCTTTCCGTGATGAACTAGGCGATCTTCTTCTCTCTGGTTATGGCAAACTTCCAGAGCCAAAAAGGTCTGAGATTTCAAAAACAGCAGCAGATATGTCAAAACCTGTTACCTTGAATGATAAGACCTCTTTATCAGAAGCTTTTTCAGTCTTATTTTCATTTGGATCAAATGATGACTCAGGAACATATAATAAAAATCTTGTAAAGAAGGCAGAAAGATTAGTTACCCTTGAGCTTAATGCCATGGGAATTAAGCCCGATATGGTTAAGAGTGTCACTGGAAACGAGCACTACATTCTCTGCAATGCTTACTATAAAAACCCAGACTTCACAACAAGCCATGTTAGCATTCCAGTTCAGGTAAGCAATGGGACAGTTGGAATTCCATCTGAGCTAATCTCCGAAGGCTCTGTAGTTAAGCTTAGCAAAGAAAATGTTTTAGTAATACTTAAGACCGCACAGAAGAAGCAAAAAGATTCTGGACTCTCAAAGTACTCAGATCTTCGTCAGCTTGAATCTATCTCCACGCCATCTGTAAAAGCACCAGCTGCTTTGAAAGAGAAATTTGATCTTTCAGAAGAGATAGTTTTAGCCTCTAATAAATTTTCTGCAGACCAAATTAAATTGGCACATTCTGTTGTAGTAACAGAGGTTGCCTCTTGGGGAGCTAGAGCTCAAGTTAAATTCTCTGGAACAAATAAAAGAGGTATGTCATTCTTGGTAAAGACTGCCACTTCCGCAGGAGAAAAGTCTTTCGTGGTTCCAGTCGAAGTAACCAACGAAAAGGTTGCAATGCCATCAGAGTTTATGGACAACTCTTCTAAATATGACTTCTCAGCAAGAGGCTATAATCAATTTCTTGCTGGAGCAAAGGTCGTAAAAAATGCATCCTTCTCAAGAGAGACAGAAGAGCTTGGAAAGCTTTCTTACGCACAGCTCATGGATCTTGTCATGGATGGTGTTGCAAGAAAAGATTATAAGTCATCTGAAGATGCACTTTCAACAATTGGCTCTAAGTTTGGTCCAGAAAGATTTAAGATTGCCCTGGAAGACTTCCAGAAGCTCATAAAGACTGCCTCCAGCTCCTTTGACGAAACACTCATCAAGGAAGCTGTTAAGAGGGGAGACCTCATAAGAACAAGAAACTCTGTAGAGTGGTTCTGTCCAAAACTAGGATTACCACTTAGCAAAATAGCCTTTGATGAAAAGGGAAGGCCAGTTCCAAAATTCAGAAATGAAAAAAGAGATCTTGACTCAATTGATGGAACAATAATCTCAACAAGCAAAATTATAATGAGCTAAATATGAAAAAATCAGAAAGAAAAGAAGTCCTTGTGGCTTTATACAAAAAAGCTCAAGTACTAAAGGATCCAAGAAATAACGTTATAAATTTTAATAACAGATTTGATATTCTTGATGAAGTTAACTTGCCAAAGTCAGATCCATCATCTCTTTATGGTGTCTTTGGAGAACAGCCAGACTACAAGCCAGTAATGTCTGATGGTAATCATTCTCTTTCCACCAGATATGCTCCCGATATGCCTGGAGTACAGGCAGCTGTGCCTTCTGATGGAATAAGAGTTAATCCATACACAAAGCAAGTATTTGATTACAATCAGGGCTTTAAAACTAATGATGGAAGAACATTCTCGCCAACATCAGTTTCCAATCAGACTAAAATCTTTTCAAGATAAAGTTTAGTTGGAATTAGTAAAATAAGCCTATCTATGGGCTTATTTTTTTAGGAAAACAATGGAAACAAATAAAGTAGCTAGACATCCAGATAAAGATGAAATTATTAAAATGCTTCTTAACGGAGAGTCTGTTAAGCAAGTGGATGCTTGGCTAAAGAAAAAATATCCTAAGAGGAAAAGACTTCATATTTCTTATATGACACTTCAGAAGTTTAGATCTGAACATCTAAATATAAAAGGAGACCTTCTTGAAGATATTAAGATGAAGAAAAAAACTGACGATTTAGTTTCTTCTGAAGCAGAACTTAAATTGGCAGTCTCAAATTCTTCTGAGTATCAAAAGAAAATAAATGAAATTGTTTCAAATGAAATGGACGTTCAAAAGAAACTACTTGAAATGGAAAAGTTAATTTCTTCCAGAATGGAATTTTATTATAATGCAGTAGCTGCTGGTGGAAATATTAAGCATGATAGAGTATTTTTAGAATACCTAAATATGATGAGATCTATTATGCAAGATTGGAAAAAATATATTGAGGGTTTTGCCGATAAGAAAATTGAACATAATTTAAACGTCAATATAGTTAATGATCAAATAAATATAATGAAAGAAGTTGTTGTTGATGTTTTAAGAGACATGGACCCCGCACTTGTGTTAGTTTTTATGGAAAGATTAAATTATAAAATGTCGGGTCTAAAGCATGACTCACCAGAATATAATCAATATTTAATAGAGGTATCAGATGCAGAAGAAGTCTAATTTAGAAAAAAATAATGTTCAAGGCGGAATTGTAATTAAACTTTCTGATTTAAATAGCAAAGAGTCAATTAAGAATTGGATCACAAAAGATTTAAAATATAATGATCCTAATCTTTCTGACGAAGATATAAAATCAGCGGTAGAGGGAATTATAATGGATCCGCTATTTATCTCTTCTCCTGATTCTAAAAAGCAAGAATTTATACAACAAATAACAAAATTAATCAAAACACTGTAGTAAAGATGAAAAAATATAATCATCCAATAGATAAATTTATAAGTTTACTTCCAAAAGATGTTAGCCAAAATGATCTTTCTGATTTTTTGAGATTAAAAAAAGCATCCAAACATCTGTTGGGAGAAAACTCCTCATCTCTTTTAAAAGAAGCTTGGAAACATAAGGAGTTATTAAAAAAATTAAAATCAGATAATGATTATTACTTTTTTATAACTTCAATGATAATTGATAAAAATCAGATGAAAAAAGTTGCATATCCAATGGCTGAAAATTATTTTTTTAAAAATCCATTTTTTGGATATAATTTACAAAAATGGGCAACCTGTGTTCACAAGATATATGAATCAATGAATAATGATGATATTAGCTATCCAGAGGCTGTAAAAAAATATTCTAGTAATATTTTTGAAGATGAAGAAGAAAGAAACAATTTTTTAAATTGGTTAAAATATTACAACCAAGGAGAGCACTTGAGATACAACATAAAAACTGCAGGATATCAATTTCCAGTAAGCGCAACAGGTGATGCCTATAGCTCTACCTCTAACTACATTGGTATGGATTATGCCCTTGACCATGACACTCAAAAAGACAGTGCAAAAGAACAAGGTGAGAAAAAAGTAAATTACAAAAATTGGAAGAAGAAGTTTAATACTGCACTTAGAAGGGTTGACAAAATCCTAAAAGAAAGTGAAGACTATGTAGATCCAGATAAATATGAAGAAATATCTCAAATACTAAATAGGCTTGATGTTCAGGTTGCAAAGATAAGACTTCAGACTACTGCTTCAGATGTTAGTTATCGTGCCGCAAATCAACTAATAAAACTTGGATTTAAGGATGGTGCCTCTGTTCTCTATAAATATTCTCAGGAGGCAGCACCACCAGATCCTGTTGTCCCAGAAGCTGCTCCAGAAGCCCCTCTGGAGTCTCCAGAGCCAAGCCCAGAGCAGATGGCAAAGAAACAGCAGGAGAAGGAAAACATAGAAAAGGGCAGAGAGCTATTAAGCGGAGTTGAGCCTATTCCTGGTCCGTCTCCTAGAGAGTATGAAGACATCATAAAAGATGACATAGATGTTGATGATGCTGCCAAAAAATTGGAACAAATTGCTGGAACCCTTTCCGATAGAAGAGTAATTAGATATTTAGCAGAGTTTGATATTATGCTAGATAAAATTGGAATTGCATCTATGTTCCCAGAATTAGCCGAAGCCCAAAGTAAGTTAATTGAGTCTTATTCTTATGCTCTAACCAGAGTTACTAAGATGTTAGGCATGTTGTCTAACAATAAAGCCATCATGGAGATAGGAAAGGAAGAGGCCCAAAAAGAGATAACTCAACCCAGCCCTGCGGTCCCAGCTGAACAGCCCCCAGCTGAAACCGTTACCCCACCACTTCCAGGACCAACGGTATAGGTAGGTTAATTTGACAACAGAAAGCTTAGCACCATATGCCGCCCCAATGGAGCTTATGTTAAAAATAAGTAGGGCCTACTCTATTGACAAACCTTATATTGTAGGTGGAATCGTTAGAAATAACTTGCTGAAGCACCTGGACAAGGAAAATGACCTTGATATTACTACAAATTCTCAGGAGTGTTTAAGACTTGGAATTTTATTTGCGGCTCAATCAGACTCTATTTTTAGAATGTTTGAAGATCGTCATATTAGAGTTTTTTATTCTCAAAAAAATATAGACTACTCTCCAGGAGTATTAAGTTTTGCTCACTCTGGAGTTTCTCAGTGGGTTTCCTCTAGTGCTCCAGGGAAAGAAAAATATATAGAAGCCTACTCCAGAGATTTTACAATTAATACCTTATTTCAAGATTTTGAAAGCGGACAAATATATGATCCTACTGACTTGGGGTTGGGAGATATTGAATCCAGAATAATCAGAACTCCAGCTCCACCAGAAATTACAATAAAAAATGACCCTAGAAGAATATTTAGGGCAATTAAGTTTGCTAGTCAATTTAACATGTCAATAGACAGTAGCATTATAGATTATGTTAGATCTAATTCAGAAATTATTTTAGACCAAAAATTAACAACAAAATATATGACAAACGAAATAAATTTTGCACTAAAATATAATCCAGATCTTGCAATATCAAATATATTTGATCTTGGTTTATTTAAAATAATTCCATTATCGGGTCTTTACTCCGAATATTTGATAAAAAATAAAATGTTATCAAAATATTTATCATAACTACTATTAATATTTTTGGACAAAATATCATGATTAGAGGAAAAAATAAACCATGTCCATTTGGACTTCCAGTTCCAGAAGCATGTAAGTGCATTGGAAGCTCTATTTTTTCTTTAAAAAGAATTAATTCTGAATCAACACAGGAAGATAAAGAGTCTAACTATGAAGTATTTTTATCTTTAAGTGAAAAATCAGAATGCCCATTTGCAGATCTTATTATGGAAAAAAAGGGAGCAGTAGATTGCAAGTGGAACCCAGAAGAATATAGGAAGCTATCTGGAAATAGTTTTGTGTCTGGTAGTCCAATATATCCAAACATATATATTGGAAACTCAAAATCATATCAGTCATATCCAGTAAACTATTATTCTGATGATAATATTAGAAGCATTTATTATGGTATTATAAGTTTAATAAATTAGGAGATATAATGTTCAAGCCATCAACCGCATCCGTAACATATTCTGAGGAAAAAAATCTTGTGGCATTTGCAGAAGATGAGTCTATGTTAGTTGAAAATGGATTTCCTCATAGTAACTCTGTTGATGATTTCACTTCAGATCTAGATGCTGAAGAGGGCTCACTTCTTTTTGACCAACCAGTAAGATCTGGAAGACCAATTCCAGGCTCAACTATTTACTCTGAAGATCTTGATGAACCAGAAGATAATGCTGCCGATGTTGAACCTCAGAAAAATGAAACCTGGGAGCAGGATAGGGCTGTTGGTAAGTTTATGGATTATATAAAGGATTCTTACCCAACAAAAATCCCAAAACACGATGGCAAAAGCATCGTTGGTGCGGAAAGGGCTGTCAAGTGGCTTACTAATCTTGGTAAAGAAATTTCTGAAGCAGTAAGAAAAGATGAATCTGGCGTTCTTGATGATGCCTCTCTTGAAGAAATGAGAGTCTCTATTATGAAGGATATTCTCCTGTTAAAAGAGCACATTAAGAAGCTGGATAAAACATTTAAGAAGGGGCTCAAAAAGAAAGCAGGCCTTGATAATGATTTGATGAAATATGCAGAAGAAATTGAAATCGCATATAATCATGAAGTAACTGGCGAGATAAAAAAAGTAGCTGCCCATCCAAAAATTCACCTTTACGTTTCTCCATTTGAAAGAGCAATAGCAGGAATAATTATTAACTCTGTAGTTTCTGGTGGAAAACCATTGGATGAGGTTTATGATTTCTTAAAAGAAAAATATTCTTTAGGGGATAGAGAAGAGCTTGCTATTATGCAGGTAATTATGGATAGCGGATTCCCCATATTTAAAGATCGTGGTACATTCTCTTCCAAGAAGGAAAAGGGTGATTCCAAAAATTACGGTATTGAATTCATTAAGAATTATTTCGCATAGGATTAAAAATGTCAGAAATAAAAAGAACAAACGAAACCGAAAAATACAATACCACCGCTGGATGGTTAAATGATTTTTTTTCCAAGGTGGCAAAAGACACTCCTCCAGCACCTCCAATCATAAATGCAAGTAAGGAGAAGTTTGCTACCATCGAAGAAAAGATGGCAGACATAAGAGATAGGGTTGGCTTTGGGTCTATCTCTGGAATTATGAAGGAAAGCTCTTCTGATATGACAGTAGAGTCCTCAAAAAAGTGCGTTTGTGGAAAATCTAAAAAAAACTGTGTCTGCAATAAAAATGTCAGCAAAGAAAAAGTTTTAAAGCTTAAAAATATATTAAAATATATTTCCGACATGTTAGATTCAGAACCTCATTTACTAGAGCCAGAGATTGTTGCAAAATGTATGGAAAATAAGGATTTAGATTTTGAATCCCTAAGAGTAAGACCTGAAAAATTAAAAAAATTTATAAATAAGAAAAAGAAATCTCCAGAAAAAATAGAGGTTGTTTATATTAAGCCAGAAGTTGATACATCTAAAAATATAGCTGAAGATATAGCGGATTACTATAGACATAGTATGCCAAATTTATTTTAGTTAAGTAAAATGTATTTATGAGTGAAATAAAGCAAAAAGAAAAAGAAAGCTTTGAACAGATAAAAACATCTTTTTTAGATTTTGATCCAGCATATTTTATACAAAATAATTTAACAATTGATGGAAGTGAATTTAAGATTATTGGAAATGGCTGGAAATTTATGGTTGATATTTATCGCTATATTGGGATTCAGGCCACTCAAAAAACTGGAAAGCCAGTTGTAATAAAGAAAGGTCGTCAAGTTGGTGCAACTATGATGGCAGCAGCAATAGATCTGTTCTTTACCAATAGTGGTCTGTTTAATAAGCCTCCGATAAGAGTTCTTCATGCTTTCCCAGCTCTTGGACAGGTAAAGAAATTTTCTCAGGATAAACTAGAAGGGTTTATTAGAACCTCCAAAAATGGATTTATATCTAAGAATAAATTATCTGGAGGAAACGCAGTAGATAACTTAACCATGAAGCAGTTTAATACTGGTACACTTTGGGTTGATAGTATTGGAGAGGATGGCGATAGAATTCGTGGTATGACCGTTGATGCAATCTTCTTTGACGAAGTTCAGGATATGTTTGCCTCCGCTATTGGAAATGCAACAAAGACTCTTACTGCGGCAAAATATGGTCCAGTTGGCCAAGGAATTCAAGTCTACTTTGGAACCCCAAAAGAAAAAAATAGTTATTTCTCATCCCTCTGGGATATGTCAGATCAAAGATACTATCATCTTGGCTGCAAAAACTGTGGAGAAACATTTCCATTTTATCTTCCAGATGATAAAAGATGGATGGACATTTGGGTTTCTGGACATACCATAAAATGCCCACTATGTTCAACAGAGCAACACAAGGTTGAGGCCATAGAAAGAGGAAAATGGATTCCGTCCAGAAATCCAGATGAATGTAAACTTGTTGGATTCCATGTTAATCAGCTTTATATTCCTTATTTTACAAAAGAAAATATTTTAAACCTGATGCCAGAAAATAACCCCCTTCAGACAGAACGGGTTTTCAAGAACGAAGTTGTTGGTGAGTTCTTTTCTGGGGCGGGCTTACCAATTACTAGAGCAGAGATTTATGAAAAGTGTCGAGATGCAGAAAGATCTTTTTCAAAGAGTATAAGCTCTAGAGAAAAGAACGTATATCTTGGGGTTGACTGGGGAGGTAAAGATGACGGAGAGGATAATAACATCGGTCAATCCTATTCCTGCGTTGTAATCTTATCAGCGGCATCGGACGGAACCCTTCTACTGGAGCATGCTCATAAATTAAGAAAGCAAGACTTTGACTATAAAAAAGAAACAATACATGAAATGTATAAGAGATTTGGAGTAAAACAAGGACTCTCTGACTGGTTTTTCGGTCAAGATGTCGTTCACGATCTTCAGCGTCATTATGGCCCTAAGT